AAGCAACCTAGGCGCATGAGCGACTACATGACCGCATAGCGATGGAGCGTATAGCCGCATAGCGATATGGGGATGCCAGCAAGAGGCATGCCGGTGGGCCGAAAATTGTGACGGAAGGGGCCACGGGGCCCGACGCCGACCAAACCGCCCACCTAACCAACCGCTGGGTGCCGATCCGCTACGAAAAAGCACCTAACACCTAGCACGCTAACCTATTATGCCGCAACGACTTTACTTAGAAAAACGCCCTACAGCAAAAAAGATTGGAACTTTGCCCCGCCTTCCCGCGTAATAGTATATGTGAAACACGCTAACCCCTTGCGGTATAACCACTTGGGACTGCACTTGCGCCTGACACCTAACTGCAAGGCGCACAACGACTTAGCGCGATTTCGCGCACACCTAGCCTTTGGCCGGCTGCGCCTAGCCGCCTAGCTTCCCCGGGAGCCCCGATGTCAAGCCAATCCCGATCCAAACCGCTATCCGGCGCCCAGCGCAAGTGGGGATCCATGTCGGACAAGTACCTCGACCGTGGGATCGGCCCGATCTCCGGGAGGCGAATCGGCCCAGGCAAGCGAAAGCCGATGACGCCGGCCGATGTTCCCGCGCCCAAGCCCAAGGCCAAGAAGATCGGGGTGCGGTAACAATGAGCTGGTGGAGATCTTCCAAGCCCTCGAAATCCGCGCAACGAGTCGGCAACCTTGCCCGGCGTGTGGCGCGCACCAAATGGCAGGACACTTTGGCCAACTACGGCGAGTCGGTTTCGTCTTATCAGGACACCCCGAGAACCCGGAAAGCCAAGGCCAAGGCCAAGGCTGCGACGAAAGCGTACAAGCAAGCTCGCACGCAGTATTACAGCGCCACGAAACCTAAGTCCCAGTAGCGGGTAACACCGTTGAGCCCGGACTTCCCCTCCCGTCCGCGCGGCTCCGGTGCTAGGAGCGGGTCTTGCAGACACAGGGCCCGCTCCACTTCTTCTCTTCCCCTCTTCCCGTACGGAGACAGCATGGCCAAGCGGCAAGGAGAAGCCGGGTTGACGAAAAGCGGGAAGCCCCGCGGGTTGAATGCCCGGGGAATCCCGTTGTCGCCGAAGCAAAAAGAGGAGATCTACCAAGTCTACCTCCTCACCGGGAACAAGACCGAGACCGCCCGCCAGTGCGCCTGCAGCACCAAGACCGTGCGTAACGTGGTGCTGCACATGGAGGAAAGCACAGATCCGGACTTCGCCAAGTTCAGGCAGGGTGCGATCCGGGAGATGAGCGGCAAGGTCCACAACAAGGCCAACGAGATTCTGGAGGCTATCAGCCCGGATGACCTAGAGTCCGGCCGGATCGAGGTGCGCGACAACGAGGGGAACGTCCAGCGTGTGATTGAGTACGGGCCCAGCCTGATGCAGAAAGTCACCGCAATGGCCATCGCTGTCGACAAGATGAAGGTGCTTCGAGAGATCGAGGGCGGGTTCGATGAAGCGTCCCAGGAGGACGCACTTCTCATCCCTCAGACCTTGGACGCCCTGAAGTCTGGGATCCGAGGGAAACTCAAGAGCCTCACTTTCCTGAACGTCCGCCTGGAAGACGATCACCCTGACATCTCCCAGCGAGTTCAGCAGAAGATGGAGGATGCGCAGGGCGTCGAGGAAGCTGAGTACATCGACTTCGAGGATTTCGACAACCCCGGGGAGGGCTAGGCGCCATGCGGAAGAGTCACCACGTCATCATGCTCCACGAGCACTCGACTGACACCACGGCCTGGACGGATCTCGACGACCACGAAACAGCAGAGGACATGGAGGTCGCAGTGGGCAACTTTGTCATGCACGCACTGTCGGTCTTCCGGGACATGTGCTTGGAGCACGAAGCCCAGCCTCAGATCCAACTCACGACCCTTGTGCTTGACAACGAAAACTACGGCAAGCTTGAGCACCAGACATGGTTGAACGAGATGGAGTGCCTAGTCGATGACGTCGAACGCGGAAATCCGGACTGACCTACAGCAGATCTGGAAAGAACTCGCGGCGCTGGAACTGGCGTACGCGACCAAGAAGATCCTGTTCTACAAGCCAATCGGTCAGCAGCCGGAGTTCCACGCAAATGACCAGGCTGCAATTCGGCTGGTCCTCGGATCCAACCGCTCCGGGAAATCCGTGGCAGGCGTGGCCGAGGCCATTGCACACTCACTGGGATATCGACCCTGGTTGCCCGAGGACCATCCGAACAGAATCGTGCGGCTCACGAACGGCGAGCAGATCCCCGTGCCCAACATCGGGCGCGTCATTGCACAGAACGCACAGCAGGCTATCAAGCAGACCATCTGGCCCAAGTACGAAGAGTGGGCTCCGCGGGGTTGGTACAAGGTCAAGCGCGACAACCGCGGCATCCCGACTGAACTGACTTGGAAAAACGGATCGAAGGTCTACTTCATGTCGAACGAGCAGGACGACATGGCCTTCGAGGGAACCAACGGACATTGGTTCTGGGGCGACGAGCCCTTCGACTACCGCAAGTACACCGGTCTCCGCCGTGGCCTCGTCGACTTCGACGGCCACTGTTGGATGACCATGACCCCGCTGACGCAGCCCTGGATTCACGACGTCATTGTGAGTCGTGTCGGAGACCCGGATGGCAGCGTCAGGATGTTCAAGTTCTCCATCTGGGACAACTGCAGGGACAACGGCGGTCACCTGTCTCGCCAAGCCATCGAGGAGTTTCTCAGTGACCTGCGCGAAGACGAACTCGAAGCTCGACTCCACGGAAACTTCCTGCACCTCGCCGGAAGAGTGTTCAAGGAGTGGGAGCCAGAGGCACCATACTGGGTCGAGCCCAGCAAGATCCCGGCTACATGGCCCCGGATCTGCGTCATCGACCCACACCCCAGGAAGCCAGTCGCGGTGCTGTGGGCGGCTATCTCCCCGGATGACCAGTTGGTTGTGTACAGAGACCTGTATGACCAACGGCTGCGCACAATCACCGAAGTAAGCGATCAGATCAAGGAACTGGAAGGCTGGTACCAAGTCGGCAGAGAGTGGCGACGCGGCGACGACGCCGAAGTCATTGCTCACCGCATCATCGACAACTCGGCGCAGGAACAGGAGCGCACGTCCGGCGACACGATCGCCCGGCGGTTCGCGCGAGAGGGACTGCCATGTGAGCTGGCGAAGAAGCGGAATGCCCAAGCAGGGTACGACGCCATCCACGAAGCGCTGCAGCGTGGTAAGTACGAATGGGACGAACCGATGCTCATCGTACACAATACCTGCCGCCATGTGAAACAGAACTTCCTGAACTTCTGCTGGGACACCTGGCAGACCGACAAGCAGCGAGACCTCAAGGGCGACAAGCAAGAGGTCCGCAAGAACCACGATGACTTCATCGACTGCATCCGGTACATCTACCAGGCGCAGATCGACTACAGGATGTTGAAACGTAACGCTCGACTATTGGCCGAGGACGACGACATCGAGTTCAACGGAGTCAACATCATGGAGGGCGTGAGACCGCCCCGGACAAGGAGACAAGCTAAATGGCAGACGTCCTCCGGGTCAAGCCGCTCGCGCGGTTCAAGCTCTCGCGTGATGGCGCGACACTCTACGATCAGACCTACGCTCCGGCGGAACGGGCGTTCGTAGAGTCCTCCGCCGATCGCTTTGTGCTGTCAGCGAGCACGGCAGTGCAGCAGGTGAACCTTGGCGGGGTCACTACGGGTGACACGCTCTTGATCACTACCAGCAAGCCAATCAACGTTGGTGTCAACAGCCAGACCAATCTGTGGAGCGTGGGCAAGTCGCTCATGCTGGACGGCGGGAGCATCACTTCTCTCTACATCCAGAATCAGTCCACCCTGGTCGAAGCAACGGTTGACGTCATTGTCACGGACTAGGGAGGGAACATGTTCCTGCTGGACGACCAGACGCGAGAAGACAAGGGCAAGGACCTGTGCCGGCTGATCGACATGGATCTCCGGGACCGGCGCTCTGTCATCGAAAAGCGTCGCTTCGTTCGCTCGACGTACTTCGAGGACGCACCGCGTGAGATGAAGTACGAGGGCGAGGCGGACATCCGGCTGCGCTTGGTGACCGAGAAGGTCGAGGCCACTGTGCCGAAGATCTCCAATGCCTTCTGGAACGCGGATCCGATTGTCCACGTCAAGCGGGTACAGAAGGAGTTCGACGGCGAGCAGACGGACAACAACGAGAAGTACCTGAACTGGTTGATCGACCAGGGCATCCCGGAGTTCTACGCAACGACCGAGATGTGCTTCCGGAACACGCTGATCGACGGGGTCGGTGTGCTCTACACGTACTACGACTACAAGGAACGCGACACCGTACTGGCCATCCCGATGAAGGCGTGGCTAGAGGTAGGGCAGCTCGACCCAATGACGCAGGCACCGGTCCCCGAAGACCGGCGCAAGACGCCTGCAGAGATCTTGTTCGATCACTTCGGCCCATTCATTCAGGGACCGAAGGCGCGAGGGATCCTTGCAATCGGAGAGGCAGAGGGCTACCAGAGCCCCGACCCCGCGGCGGAGCCAGAGGACTGGAGCAGCGTCGCGTACCGCGTGACGTTCGTGGAGGACCATCGAGTCCACACGGATGTACTGGTCGAGTTCGGCGACTCTGATCGGATCGACGAAGTCTACATCTACGTTCACCGCTCGATCGTCGTGAAGGACGGCGTGTGCGTGGAGAACGTGGAGTTCGAGGACCTGATCGTGCCCTTCCGCACGGAAAACCTCCAGACCGCTCCGCGCGTGACGCGGCAGCACTGGATGAGCCTCAAAGAGATCCGCGACGCAATGGACTCCGGCAAGTGGCAGATGTCCGAGGATGACTACAAGCGACTCGAAGCTGTGGTCCGCGGCGAGAAGCGACTCCAAGAGGACGAGGAGAACCAGACTCTCAAGGCCCAGAAGGATGGGGTGACCGGGGAGTCGGGACGGGACCAGTCCGCAGGCGGGTCGGTCAGTGAGACGCAGCCGTTCGTCGGCGACAAGCTCCTGATCTGGGAAGTCTACTGCAGCGACGACATCACCGGAGAGAACGAGTCCGAGGTCGTCTACCAGATCCCGTACTCGCTCCGGAAGATCGTCCACTCCGAATACCTCGAAGAGCGCTGGCCGCACCAGCGTCGCCCGTTCGCCGACTTCCACTACCTGCGCATCAGTGATCGCTGGTACAGCATCAGCATGGCGGAGCTGCTGGCTCCGATCCATGTCGAAGTCAATGCAATCGTGAACCTCGTGAACGAAGCGCAGGAGCTGCTCAACCGGCCGTGGTTCGGCTACGTGCCGAGCGCTCTGCAGACCGACCCCGAGGTGCTATCGAACTTGGAGCCTGGCCAGGGCATTCCGATCGCGGACCCCAACGGCTTGGTGTTCCCCAAGTTCCCGCAGCAGCCACTCGCCAATCTGTCGGCGATGGACTCACTGCTGCTGTTCGCCGATCGCCTGACTGTCAGTCCGCAGGCGGCCGGATCGAACCAGACTCGAAACGCGCCACGCACGGCCCGAGGCACCCTCGCGCTGCTGTCAGAGGCGGGAATCAAGACGGACCTGTTCATCACCGGCGCGCAGCGCGGAGGATGGCGCGAGGTCTGTCACCAGATCCACGGACTCGAAGCGTTCTTCGGCGACGAGGAGAAGTTCTACTACGTCACCGGCGAGCATCGAGCCCAGAAGATCACGCAGAAAGAGCTGGCTGGAAGGTTCATGTACACCTTCTCCGGCAACAGCGTCAACACAAACCGCGAGGTCATGCGCAACATCGCCCAGGTCCGGTTCGCCACTCTGGCCCCTGACCCGCTGATGATGCAGGATCTCCAGGCTCGACAGGAGCTGATCAAGGACTTCCTCAGCCACTTCGGCGAGGGTGTCGATACTGAGAAGATCACTCCCCGTGTCCCGGGTCAGTCCGGCCAACGTTCTCCGCTTCCCGCCAAGACCGGCGTAACCATGATGAAGCAGGGGCAGAAGCTCGACGCGCACCCGATGGAGAACCACGAGGAGTACATCGCTCACATCGACCAGCTCCGGAACAGCAAGGCATTTGAACTGCTATCACCGGACGCCGTTGCTGCGCTGGCGTACAACTACGGCCAGCACACGGCGATGCTCCAGCAGCAGATGCAACAGGCAGGCGGCCCGCCGCAAGGCGCAGGCGCAGGCAACCAGATCCCAGTCGAACTCGGTGACATGGAGGGTGGCGTCCAGTGAAGTACCGAAACATGATAGAGCCCGACGCGTACAATGCGTTGGTGAAGGAACTACTTCGTCGGCGTGACCTAGCTCGCGACCGTGCGCTCGATCATGCTGCGTCCGGGACTATCGAAAACGCACGGTTCCACGCTGGTACGCTCAAAGGGTTCGACGAGATCCTACGACTACTCGAAGGAGACTAAGATGCTCAAGCAATGGTGGAAGGCGAAGCGTAACATCGCCAAGAAGAAGAGCCAAGTCCGAAATGTGCAAGCACTGCACAAGCAGAAGGCCATCGGGGCGCACAGGCTCTCAATGGGAGAACGACACATGGCCAAGCAAGCCATGACACGTACGGGCGACACCGGGGCTGCCTACACCAGCAACTCCCCGCAAGTCAAGAAGTACGGCTCGTTCCGCTAACACACACTAACACTCCGGGCTCGCCAACCGCTGCGTCATGCGGGACGGAGGAAGGATACTCATGTCTGACGATTTGCTGCGACAGCAGCTTCAAGGCGTCACCCCGCCGGACTCGCCACCCGAGCACGACGAAGAAACGATCGAGGACAACGATCTCGACCAGCACGAAGGCCAGGCACCGGAAGGTGACGAGCCCAAGGAGCAGTCGAAGGACCGTCCGGACGAGAACTACTTCCGCGAGATGATCCGCAAGGGTGAGGAGCGCGAGGAACGGATGATCGCTCTGATGGAGCGAATGACCGAAGCTCGTGCTGCGGACCCGCAGCCGGTCAAGCAGAGTGGGAATGGACTCGACGATCGTAGCGTGGAGGAATTGAAGGGTCTTCGTGATCAGGTTCCTGATGAGAAGAAGGCCGCATTTGACACGTACTTGAACGAGCGGATCGTTCGAGACGAGATCGACAAGCGTATGCAGGATTTCGAGCACCGGACTCAGGCCCGTACGGCGCGTGAGCGCTATGGGCAGGAGGCCGTCAATCGGTACCCGCAGCTTGCTGACTCGACCAGTGACTTCGCCAAGAAGGTGAACGCCAAGCTCAAGACCTTGGGCAAGGCCTACATCGACAGCAACCCGCGAGCGATCGTGGATGTTGCAAACGAAGTCGCCATCTCGACCGGCACGGCTTGGAGAGGCAACGAAACCCAGGGTCGCCGTCCTCGCCAGACTCCGACTGGCAAGAAGGGCAGTGCCCCGGTGCAGAACTCCAAGTCCAAGGACGGCGGATTCATGTCAGAGGATCGGGCCAAGGAGATCGCTGCGAAGCTCTCCCGCGGTCTGCCTTCCGGCAAGAAGTTCGACGTCGACAAGATCCGTGAGCGTGCCAACGAGTACGATCAGAACCGCGACCTGTTCATCAAGTAGGTAGATGATGCCAACGAACAAGGAACTTGAAGCCCGGCTGGAAGAGCTGGCTCGTGAGAACGAGCAGATGCGTGAGCTGGTGGAGGCTTCGGTCGCCACTCGACAGGCGCACGCAGCGGCCGGCAATGACGTGACCCCGAATTCCAAGACTCTGTACGATCCGTACGAAACGCACAACCCGCTTCACATCAAGCAGAACATCCCGGCCGACGCCAAGTTCCCCGAGGGCCAAGTGCTCTCGTGGAAGTCGGAGCGTATCCGACAGTACAAGGGCTGGCGTGGGTGGATCCCGGTTCGCTGGGAGGATGAGTACGGCCAGAAGCTCGACGAGTATCTGGGCGCCGCTCCCATGCGGATGGAAGGATCCGAGAATATCGACGGCTACGTGCGACGTGGTGGACTGATCTTGTGTCGACTCGACGCCAGGATTTGGAACACGCGAAACGCGAAGCGCGAGATGAAGGATGCCGAGCAGCGAGGCGTTGCGGGCGCGAACACCATTCACTTCGATCGCCCAGGCGTTCAGATCGACGGTAAGGGAATGACGGAGGACGAGCGTCCTCGCAGCACGGGCACCCGGCCACTGGCCGAAGATGCTTCGCGCAGCGAGCTGATGCCGGACCGCCGCCATCTCTCCGAGATCAAGAACCAGCGCGAAGAAGGATAACACACCATGGCCAACCTCGATGGCGCGAAGGGCTTTAGCCCTCTGCGGTCCCCCTATGGGACCGAAATTCCGGTCGAGGAATTTCAGGCTGTGACCTCGGTAGCGATTTACCCTGGTCAGATCCTGTACATGTCTGCGACCGGTGAAGTCAATATCTGGAGCGGCACTGCTACGGGCCGCACGAGTCTCCTCGGAGCCGCGATGGGCTATCTGCCCGCGACTCAGAGTGACCGTGCGATCCTCGTCGCTCACAGCCCCGAACAGGAATACGAAGTTCAGGTCGATGATGGTACGCTGACGAATGTCGGCCTCATCACCGGCGAGAACTTCGGCTCCACCAACATGACCGCCGTCAACGCCACTGCCCTGCGCAGCCTGGCCGAGATCGACGGTTCGGATTCCGGTGTGACCAACAACAGCACCAGCATCCGTCCCTTCCGTGCGCTCCGCGTGAGTCGCAATCAGGAAGGTGCTGACCTGTCGGCGACCTGGCCCAACATCGTGGTCAAGATCAACGACATCAACCATCACTACCGCGCTGACGCGGGCATCTAGAAAGGGAGTGAACAATGAGCGGTAGTGCCGGAGCTGTCATGACTCGGCAGCACTATTCTGACCTGTTCGTCGAACGCCTCGCGTTCCTCGACGACCTCATGTTCGAGAACTTCGATGCTCCCTCGCTCACGTACACGCAGGTGTTCAACATCCGCGACAGTGCGCGTGCATACGAGGAAATCACCGGTATCACCGGGTTCTCTCAGTTCGCTGAGAAGCCCGAGGGTGCCAAGGTCGAGTACGATCGGCTCATGCAGGGCTACGATCGTCGGTACAAGCACAAGACCTACGCGAAGGGCTACCAGATCACGTTCGAGGCGATGGATGACGACATCGACGGCGCGATCACGGATGCGGCTCCCGCGTTGTCTCGTGTGGCCCGTAACTCGATCGAGACCGAGGCTTTCTCGGACTTCAACCTGGGCTTCACTTCGGTGGATACCCCGGACGGCGTGAGCCTCTTCAACGCTGCGCATCCCCTCGTGGGTGGCGGCACGCAGAGCAACCTCGTGTCGAGTGACTTCGATCAGGCTGCCGTCGAAACGGCTATCAACCTGTTCGACGACATGCGTGACGACCGTAACCAGCTCATCGAGGGTTCGCCGTCGATGCTGCTGTTCCCGCCCGAGCTGCGGTGGGTCGTTCACGAGGTGCTCAAGAGCCAGCTCCGTTCGGACACGTCCGAGAACGCGACCAATGCTCTGAACCAGATCGGTCTCCAGACCGTCATGTCGAAGTACCTGACGGATGACGACTCGTGGTTCATCATGTCCGCGCCCTCGCAGCACCGTCTGCTTTTCTACTGGCGCATGGAGCCGGTCACGGACCACGCGCTGGACTTCGAGACCGGTAACATGAAGTCGAAGATGACGTACCGGTTCTCCCACGGCCCGGCTGACTGGCGTAACCTCGTCGGCGGTCTCGGCCAGTAAGGAGGTCGAGTCATGAGTTCGACGCGATACAAGGGACGCGACGGCGTTACTGGACCTGTAATCGGTGCGCTCCAGTGCATCCCGATCCAGTTCGACGACGTCGCCAACGGAGAGACTGCCAGCCAGCGTATCGAATTGCCGGCGGGTGCTGCGTTCGAGGTCACCGACATCAAGGTGTCGGCTGACAGCGTGACCAGTGATCCGGCGCTGACGATCGGTACGTCGGCGGCTGGTACTCAGGTCGTTGCGGCTGTGAACGTGACGACCGACCTGGGCGCTCTGACCATCAAGGATGGGACTGTGGCGGCCGGGGGATTCCTCGACGTGGTGTTGGTTGCCGATGCTGGCGACGCGGCTGAGTCCGTGTCCGTCAGCGTCTGGGGCCACATCGCTTCGGAGCCGACTTCCGTAGCGAAGCGGTAGAATCAGGGGTGGGGCTCTTCGGGGCCTCACCCCGCACTTCTTTTGGAGGGTGGCACCAATGACGACGCAGCACGTAGGAACGCTGTACCACGATACGATTGACGGCCCGGTTCAGGCGCAAGCACAGCGCAAGACCACGATCAAGATGGCCGACGCACCGCAGATCGGTATCTGTGTTCCGGTCGGCCCCAAGCACGTCCAGGCTGCGTTGACCTGTTCCGAAGAGCACGGCGGCTGCGGCATGACGTGGCAGCAGATCGAAGGTGTCCGCACCCCGAACCTGATCCCGTTCCACTTCCTGCTCACGCACATGAATCTGCAGACCCCGCTCAACACGGGGCTCACCTACTTCTTCGAGTCCGGGCGACTGAGCGCCCCGGCACGGCAGATCATGACCAAGAACGCCCTGCGAGCTGGTGTCAAGTACGTCCTCTACTGGGACGACGACACGCTGCCGCCTCCCCTGGGCCTCTTCACTCTGCACAACTGGATGGAGCGACACCCCGAGGCGGGCGCGATCTCCGGGGTCTACACCACGCGCACGCACCCGAACGAGCCGCTGATCTACACGGAGCAGGGCAACGGGGCGGCGTGGGACTTCGAGATGGGCAAGGGCGCGGAGCCCCAGCCGATCTTGGGCGCGGGCGGAGGATTCCTGCTGGCCCGAGCTGAGGCCATCGCCGACGTGATCGAACGGATGAAGGCGGAGAACGACGGGCAGGAGATCCCGATCTGGGCAGACGAGCAGGTGCAGAAGGGGCAGGGCGGAGCGGAGCGACCTCACTTCTGGGGCCACGACGTCCGGTTCTGCAAGCTGCTGAATGAGTACGGCTGGCCGGTGTACGTCCACGGCGAGGTGCTGTGCGGCCATCTGGACATCGCAACCGGCGAGATCTTCGAGGTCCCGCAGGACGCCCCGGGCTTCGCGAAGACGCGCGAGCGCAACGTCAACACGAAGGCGTACTGGGACGGCATCTACGGGGCGGAGGGAGCCAACACCTGGCGCACCTACCCGGAGATGTTCGAGAAGGTAGTGGCCGAAGTGGACCCAAGCACGAGCGTAGTCGAGCTGGGATGCGGAGTGGGCATTCTGGGCTCGAAGCTGACGGCAGAGAGGGGCGTGTTCTACCGAGGGTACGACATCAGCGCCCAGGCCGTTGCGTACGCGAAAGCCCGGTTCCTCGACGTGGCGCAGCTCGATGTCGCCAGCATTGGGGAGCGTATGCTTGATTACGCCGACATCGTTGTGGCCACTGAGCTGATGGAGCATCTGGATGAAGATGTGTTCCAT